AGAGATCCCAGTGCACCCGGAGCGAGACGTGACCGCGCTGGTGTCGCTGTTCCCCCAACTGAGCGAGGAGGAGCGTAGCCAACTGACCTACTACATCGCCTCAAGCGACAGCGTGACGTTCGGCAACCTGCTGCCGTCGGACGCGACCGTGCTAACCCATGAGCAGGCCGAGGCTCTCGGCTGGTTCCCTGATGATCCCCTCCCATAACAGAGGATAATATGCCCGCAAAGAACCAACGATCCTACGGCAAGAAGAAGCCGACCAAGAAGATGCCCATGATGGATCTCCCCAAGAAGAAGACCACCAAGAAGGCCATGCCTAAGAAGAAGGGATATGGCCGCTAAGAAGAAGGGTCTCTATGCTAATATTCATGCCAAGCGCAAGCGGATTGCTGCTGGTAGTGGCGAGACCATGCGTAAGCCTGGATCTAAGGGTGCCCCGACGGCACAGGCATTCCGTCAGTCCAAGAAGACTGCGAAGAAGAGGGGGAAGTAGTGGCTATCGAGCGAGGCGGTGAGAAGTTCTCGGGCTACAACAAGCCTAAGAGAACCCCCGGTCACAAGACGAAGTCCCATGCTGTCCTGGCTAAGTCAGGAGATCAGGTCAAGCTGATTCGCTTTGGCCAGCAGGGTGTCAAAGGTTCCCCTGAAGGTTCCGCCCGCAACAAGTCATTCAAGGCGAGGCACGCCCAGAACATTGCCAAGGGCAAGATGTCGGCTGCTTATTGGGCTGACAAGGTGAAGTGGTAATGTGCGCCGTTCCTAGCAAGATGTATCGCTCGGGGAAGCTCGGGAAGACCAAAGAAGGTCGCGGAATCCGCAACATTCTTCTTCCCGGTGGTGGCCTGAATGAACTCTATGAGCGCATGAAGGGTCGCCAGAACATTGAGGGAAGCCTCCGGGAAGCCAAGGAAGAGCAGCAGCGCCGCATGAACCAGCGGCCCGCTCGGGCTCCCCGTATTTAACCGTATTCAAGTCCAAGGGTATAGAAGGAACCCTTGGCGCACCTAGCTTACGAGCAGGTGCGGTGTCTGCCCCAGAGCCCGCAAGGACAACTCTGGCTGAGAACAGACCGCAACCGCAGAAGCGTAGGAATCCTTAGCTCCTTCTGCTTTTATCCACGTTTTTTGCATAGAGGAAACTCACAATGGCTGTGAATCCCATTACCCGTCCCGGTGCCGACAACGGCGGCGCGGACAAGCAAGCTCTTTTCTACAAGCTGTGGGCTGGTGAAGTCCTGACGGCTTTCCACCGGGAGAACAAGCTCCTGGGTCTGACCCGCGTGAAGACGATCGCCAGCGGCAAGTCTGCTGCGTTCCCGATCACGGGTGTCGCCACGACGGCTTACCACGTTGCGGGTGAGTCGGTCTACGGCACTGATGATGGCCAGACCAGCACCTACCTGTCCAACATCCGTGGTAAGGAGATCGAAATCTTCGTTGATGATCCGGTGGTCTCGGGCGTGTTCGTCCCGGAGATTGACCGCCTGATGAACTACTTTGACGAGCGGTCGATTTACACGGCGGAAGTTGGCGCGGCTCTGGCAGAGAAGATGGATGAAAACATCCTGAGCACTCTGCAAGCGTCGGCTTACAAGGACCCGGCGGATGTCAACCCCACGGGGGTCACGAACATGCCGACGGCTGACAAGCGGGCCACCATCGCCACGGAAACTGGTGACAACATCGCCACCCGCATCTTCGACATCGCCGAGCTTTTCGACGAATACAACATCCCGAAGATGGGTCGCACTTGCGTCCTGAAGCCCTCGGCTTACCACAAGCTGGCGAGCGTCACCGATCTGGTGAACAAGGACTTCACGAGCGGTGCCGGTGACACCACCAAGCGCGAGATCATGTCGGTCGCGGGCTTCAACATCGTCATGTCGAACGCTTTCCGTTCGGATGATGCTGATCTGGTGGCGGCTCCGGGTGTCCGTAACGACCCCTGGGGCACTATCGGTATCGGCTACAACGCGGACTTCACCAAGCAACTTGGTGTCTGCTTCGTGCCGGATGCGATGGCTACCGTCCGTCTCAAGGAGATCGGCGTGGATGCCGAGCACTCGGTTGAGCGCCGTGGTGATCTGATCCTCAGCGACTACATCGCGGGTCACAACACGCTTCGCCCTGACTGCGCTGCTCTCATCCAACTCGCCTAATCCTAGTTGATCCAGGAGGCTCTCTATGGTTGTTGAAGTTCATGCTGCTGGCCCCGGCGATGAGTCGTGGCGGAGCACCCGCTTTACCGCAAAGATCAACAACCTAGAGTCCTTTGTCTATGGTCACACTGAGAACATGGACATGCCCACCATCTGCTGGGAGCAGGGGGACTCCATTGAGCACTCTTGGATCAAGTATGGTGCAGACGAGGATGTGACTCTAGTCATCGCCAAGGCAGACGGGACGGACATCTCGTCTGCCACGGTATACCCTAAGAATGCTGGTTACACCCAGCGGATCGCTCACGGATCCCTGTATCTGAAGGTCGTCCCAAATACGAGTTTGTATGTGGAGATCAACGGGGACCGTAAGCACACACTCTCAATTATAGGGCAGAGACCTAAGCCTTCACTACCGACAGACTATATCAACTGGCCGACTAGAGAGCTTACGGTATCCAATGTCGATACGGTCAACAACGTCATCACGGTGACGGACCACGGCATTCCTAGTGGCGGGTTCCAGCGTGTTGCCTTGAACAGCACGGGGGACCTGCCGACTACCAGTCAGGGGACGCTTGCGGCCAACCATGAGTTGGTGGCCGTTCACATCAACCAAGACACCCTGTCTCTGGTGTCAAACCTTGTGCCGCTTCAGTTTAGTTCGGCTGGCACGGGCACCCTGAAGATGTCCCTGATGGACCTAAACGAAGGGACCATTTACTTTGGTGCGGGGGTTCACCATATCGGGCGCATGTTCCGAGCCAGCAGCAACACTCGCTTTTACTTTGACGAGGGTGCAGTCGTTGTTGGAAGTTTTGATGTCCGAAGATATATCAACGGGGCACCCGCTACCACTTCCAATGCTGGTGACGAAACGATTACCACTGGCGTAGTCTTTGAGGGTCCGGGCATCTTGGCCGGAACTTATGCACGGAGAGCAGATGTCTTGCCCATCTCAGGATCTGTGTATGACACCATGCAGTATTATACTGCTATCTACGGCGTTGCCTTTGGATACGACGGCCTCAGACCCCCTACCACTAACAGAGTTACCGGGGTCACAGTTTTCAAACACCCATTCTACCTCAACCTGAATGGTGTTGGTGATTTCGACCAGTGTTCTTATATTTCCCCGTGGACCTACAATGCTGATGGTTTTCAGCCGGTATCCCGAACCACGGGTGAACTAGGGTATGTCAGAGACTGCTACGCCTTTTCGGGTGATGATTCTTGCAAGCTGCTGCAAAGAACTGCTGGCCCTCTATATTTGACTCGGAGCTTCTTTGTCACTTGTGCCAACTCAGGAATCAATTTTGGCGCAAGGCCGAACGCAGCTTGGACTAGCGATAGCAACACCATTACAGTGCAAGATGTAGACTTAGTCTATCTTGCCAACCAAGATACTGGTATAGAGCAGAACGAAACGGGAACAGCCCCAGGCCCCTGTCTTGGTTCTAGGTTTGCCATTAAGTCTCTGACCGATGGATACGATGGTTCTGGTGAGGGTGAGGAAGACCAAGAGCCCCTCGGGCCGCGACATATTCTTATCAAGGATATTCGCATGTATCCGCAGGACATGGAAGGACGGCCAATAGGATGGGGTAATATTCGCTATCCCTTTGGTGGTGCTGGGAACGCTGCCAACCAGCGCCAGCAACATGGAAACACAGGTTTCGTTGTTCTGGAAGACATTTATGTGGAAGGTTCTCCGCCTAAAAGCTCCCTTCTGGATCACGACGCCAATAACACAGCTAGCAACATAACGATCCGCAACATGCAGGTCGGAGGAACTAGGGTAACTACGGCTAATAAGGACAGTTTTTGGGACATTGACCCATATGTCTATAACGTGACGTTTGATATCCCTCAGGTGACGGACCCCTACGCAGGAGGCCAGTAATGTTGTCGGAACTGGAAGCAGTAAACACGATGCTGTCCACGGTGGGACAGTCTCCGGTCTCCAGCTTGAGCGGTGCCATCAGCCCTGATGTCGAACTTGCCAAGCACATCCTTCGGTCGGAGAAGAAGAACACCCTGCTTCGGGGTTGGAACTTCAACCGAGAGGAGATGAAGCTGACCCCGGATGACATTGGGAAGATCCGCATCCCAGATGACACCCTACAGATTGACCTGAATCCTGATAACTACGAGTTGTTCCGGGACTACCAGATCACCCACCGGGGCGAATACCTCTACAACCGCAAGGGCAACACCTACGTCTTCAGCAAGGCGATCCCCGTGGTCATCACGCTGGACTTGGAGTGGCGTTACCTGCCTGAAGTCTGCCGCAAGTATATCGAAGCTCGGGCTGCGAGGATCTTTGGAGAGCGTCTTGATGCTGACCAGCTTCGTCAGCGTAGCGCCCAGGAGTCGGAGTATAACGCTCTGTCTGCCCTCAAGGCCCATGAACTAGAGGACTCTGACTTCACCATGCTGGCGGATTTCAACTCCCAATACATCACGCGACGGGGGCTCTAATCCATGACATCCGTGACGATCCCTATCCCCACTCTGACTGGTGGGGTCAGTTCGCAACCCGATGCCCTGCGGCTTCCCCAGCAGGCTGAGGTTTCGACCAATGCAGTCGCCACGGTGGTCGAGGGTCTCCGAAAGCGTCCCCCCTCGGAATACGCAGGGATCATCACGGGCTTCCCCTCAGGTGAGGTGGCTACCCACGTAGCTCGGGACACCAGCGGTGACTACCTGATTGCCTCGGATGGTGACACCATCAAGGTGTATGATGTCGCTGATCCAGAGAACGCCAAGACCCTGCGGAACAAGAACGGTGGCATTGCTGACACTGCGGACTTTGACTACCTGACCAGCAGTAATCCTCGGGCTGACCTGAAGTTCCTGACGCTTGGGGACTACACGGTGGTCCTGAACTCTACTCAGGTCACCGCAGAGTCCGAGGAAACTGTGGATCTCTGGGATGCCAGCATTGGTATCCTGCAAGTGAATGCTGGGGCCTACAGCACGGTCTACCGGCTGAAGGTTACGGACCCCATCAACAACCAGTATATTGAGGTATCGCTGGAGACCTGGAGTGCTGATGGCCTAGCACCGGGTCAAACCTCAGGACAGGGCAGTGCCAGCAGTGCCGAGCAGAGCATCCGAACAAATGTTCTGGCTGAAGCCTTCTACGATTTGCTGAGGGGCCAGACCTCTAACTACATCGGGTCAGCCCTTGTCTCTGGTGGCATGTCTACTGGACTGCCTGCCGCTGAATGGGAAGTCAGCCTGAGCGAGAGCACCCTGAGTATCCAGCGGCTTGATGGGGCTGAGTTTGAGATGCGCCCCTCGGATACCCAAGGGGACACTTTGATGAAGACTGCCCACCGAAGTGAGCAGTTGTTCTCTGATCTCCCCATTCATGCCAAGGTCGGCATGGCCATTGAGATCCAAGGGAACCCTGAGGAAGTCGATAGTTCGTATTGGGTGGTCTTCCACGACACCCATGACACCAAGCAGATTGGCGAGTGGTCTGAGGGCTACTGGCAGGAGTCAGCCAAGCCAGGGATCCCTAGGTCATTTGATCCTGACACCATGCCCCATGTTCTGCTTCGGCAGGCCAATGGAGACTGGAGGTGGACCCCGCTAGATGGCCATTCCTACTCTGTGCTGGGCACAAGCTACACAGTCCCCAAGTGGAGCGACAGGGCCGCAGGGGACGCTGATTACACCAACAAAAACCCCAAGTTCGTTGGGAAGAAGATCAAAGACCTCTGCTTCCATGAGGGTCGCTTGGGTCTCTTGTCGGGTGACAGCCTGATCTTCTCGGAGACTCGGGAGCCCTTCAACTTCTTCCGGCTGACT